TGCTGCTATTGAAGTTATACCTTTTCCTTCAGGAACTAATGTACCTGTAACTGTTGGTGGAGGTGGAAATCCTGTAGCTTCTACTAGTACTGGTAATGCAGGGGGAACATCCTCTTTTGGTGCTTATTGTTCAGCTACAGGAGGAGAAGGAGGGTTAACTAGTGCAGGTAATGCACCCAAAGGTCTAGGAGGCACTGGTTCAGGAGGTCAGTTAAATATTGGAGGGGGGGATGGAACTGGACCTGCAAGTAGTACCTCTTATGGTCAAACTGGTGGTAGTTCATATTTCGGTGGTGGAGGATCAGGATATGTTGGTTTTGGCTTTACTAGAAATGCTCAAGCTGGTAAGTCTTATGGAGGCGGTGGAGGTTCAGGGAATAACTCAGGAGCAGGTGGTCCAGGCGTAGTAATTGTAGAATATTAATTTTAATTTAACTTAGGAGTAACAAATGGCTAAAAAAGCATTAGTAAGCACTATCGAGCCGAGAGGTAAAGATAATGCAGGATACAGAGTATTAGAGGTAGTAGATGCTGCTAATACTTTTGAAACACATTCAAATCTACAATGGAAAGACTGTGCTGACACAGTTGAGATGGATAAATATTGGTGGGACCCAGCAACTTCAGCGTTTAAAAAATTACCTGAAGCAGTAGATCAATCTACAGCAGGTGAACTAGCAACAACCACAAATGAAGCAGGTGAAACTGTTCCAACAGAACAATATGTATGGGACTGGGACTCAGAAACTTGGTCTAAACAACCATTATAATAGAACAAATAGGAGTAAGACATGGCAGTTAATATTAATGGCGATACCGGTATTGATAAGGTTCAACCGGGTACTATAGATTCCGCAGACTTTGGTCCTGGTGTAATTACTGCACCTGCTATAGCGTCTGGTGCTGTCACGTCTGCTAAATTAGACACTAACCTTTCTATCCCTGGCACTATGACTGCTACATCATTCTCTGGTGATGGCTCATCTTTAACAGGCATTGCTGGTGGATTCTCTAATATGCAAGTATTTACTTCACCAGGCACATGGACCAACCCTGGTAATATTACTAAAGTTAAAGTAACTGTTACTGGTGGTGGGGGTGGGGCTAGAGGTGAGGCTTTGGCAGATGTAGGTGCTGCTGGTGGTGCTGCAGGAGGTACTGCTATAGAAATTATTCCATTCCCTAGTGCTACTAATGTTCCTATTACTATTGGTTCAGGAGGAAATGGTGTTGGCGCACCTGTAGATACTGCTCCTTCAGGAGGCACTTCATCTTTTGGTGCGTATTGTTCAGCTACTGGTGGAGCAGGAGGATCACAATCAACTGGTGTTATGCCTGGTGGTATAGGTTCTGGGGGAGATATAAATTTAAGAGGGCAACCTGCAAGTAAACCAAATGGCGGAGGATCTTATTTTGGTGGAGCTGGACAAGGTGCTATATTTCGTAATCCAGGAGGTCCAGGCAATACTGGCGTTGCAGGGATACTGGGAGGTGGAGGAGGTGGTTCTCTTTCTACTACTCCGAGTCCATCAACTGGTGCTGCAGGTGGAGCAGGTGTTGTAGTCGTAGAATATTAAAAACTTGATTTAAGCCAAAACTAAATATACAATAGAAACTTAATTTATAGAAAGGTTTCTATGCAAGACACGGTAAAGCTATTTGAACAAAATGGCTATGTACACTTAAAAGACTTTTTAGATGACGATAACTGCCGAGAATTAACAGGTATATTAAGAGACTTAGTGGCACAGGGTAAAACAACAAAAGACCCTCAATGTCCTAAGTCTCATGCTATTCATGGCTCCGTTACTTTTGATAAACTCTTAGAAGACCTTCTCCCTCACTTTGAAAAACATTGTGGTAAACGTCTTTACCCAACCTACTCTTATGCAAGACTTTATGAACCAGGTGAAGAACTTAAAATTCATTCTGATAGACCTGCTTGCGAAATCTCAGCTACAATAACCCTTGGTTGGTCTGGTAAACAATGGGCTATATTCATGGCTGACCCAACAGACAAAGACAGTGAAGCAGAACCTTACAATTCAGAAGGCGACAATAAGTATAAGGATGTCAAAGCTAAAAACATATCTGCAGTGTGGATGAATATTGGCGATGCGGTTTTATATCGTGGGCAAGAAAAATTACATTGGCGTGAAAAGTTTGAAGGTGAATGGCAAGCGCAAGTATTTTTACATTATGTCGATGCAGATGGACCTCATGCAGACCAAAAGTATGATGGTAGAGAACAATTAGGTTTATCTAAAACAACAAATGAACAAGGACAAGTTCAACATACAAGACACTTAACAGACTGTGCTGTATTTGAGAACCATGTGACAGATTCTTTTTGTGAAAACTTAATTAAAACTTATACACAAGACGCCATTAAAAAAGAACCTCCACATATTGGTACTGGTAATATAGACAAAAGCATTCGTGATACAGAACGAGTTATACTTCCACAGAATGTAGGTATTGGCGCAACACTAACATCAACAGGATTAAATGCTAATCATTACTGGTGGCAGTATACAATTACTCATGCAAACCAAACTGAGTTTTTAATCTACAATCCTGATGGACATTACAATCCTCATGTGGATACATTTCATCAACACAGCAATGAGACAAGAAAGCTAACAGCATTAGCATTTTTAAATGATGACTTTGAAGGCGGTAAGTTCTTTTTAAATGCAAATGGAACACTTTATTACCCACCTCAGAAAAAAGGAACTGTGTTAATATTTCCAAGTTATATGGTACATGGTGTCGAACCTGTTACAAAAGGTGTAAGATATAGTTGTGTAACATGGTTAGTTGGGCCATATTTTAAATAAAGAAAGAGAAAATTATGCAATTTATACAAGTATACGAAAAAGCGTTTAGTGATGAGTTTTGCAATCGTGTTATAGAATTTTATAATGTTGCTGAACAAGGTGGTATGACATTAAATCGACAAGAACATGATGGCGCACCTAAGACAGAAAAGCAAGATACAGCTACATACTTACCTAACTTTCCACTTCAACATACAGATCAAGAACTCATGAATGAATTTAATCGTGTGTTCTGGGGACATTGTTATAAACAATATGCAGATCAATTTGATGTATTAAAATCATTTGCTGAGCATAAATCTTACACAATAAAGATACAAAAGACAGAACCAGGACAAGGTTATCATATTTGGCATGCAGAATCTACCAATAGACAAGATTCTAATCGTTTACTTACATGGACTGCATATCTCAATGATGATTTTGAAGCAGGTGAAACAGAGTTTTTGTATCAACACTATAGATACAAGCCACAAAAAGGTGACTGCATTATATTCCCTACAGCTTATACCCATACTCATAGAGGAAACCCTCCAATCGGTGGTACTAAATATATCATCACAGGCTGGGTAGAATTTTAAAAAATAATGTATAATATTGCCTATAAGTCAATACTTTTGGGGCAATTAGTTGAAAGATTTTATTTGGTATCTTAGCGTCGCTTTGGGCGCTGCTTTTGCTTTACTCGTAACAAAGTATGCTTTCGCTGGTGGAACGACCACCATAAAATACCAAGGCCAACCCGTTCCCTCAGCCATGGCGCCGTCCATGTCTGCATTTTCACAAGATGTATGTGCTGTACCTGTTAGCGGCGGAGCTAACACAGGTGTCTTCGCGATTTCAGGGGGGACTGTTATGACAGACGATAACTGTGTGAGACTAAAGAACGCGAAGGCTTTACATGACATGGGCCTCAAAGTAGCAGCAGTGTCGTTGCTCTGTAAAAACCCAGATGTTTGGGATGCTATGGAAATGTCGGGCAGCCCCTGCCCTGTTGGTGGTTCAGTCGGCGATGCAGCTAGATTAGCCTGGTGGGAATTAGAACCTGCTAGATTCAAAAAACTATATGGTCAGAACTATGAGGTAAAAAAGCCTGAGGTAAAAGATGAAGAAGCTACTACTTACCCTTATAATCCTGACAACGTGGAGTAATTATGGATATACATGGTATTGTACTTACGATCAAAACGAAAGTGGTTGGTATGATGGGACGAGTATGGTCTGCTATGACATCAGCGTGGAAGTGG